AAAGTGGTATGTTGATGGAAGAATCAACTATCATGTTATGATTGACGTTAAAGCGCCTAAGAAGGGCATTCAAGAATTAAGATATATTGATCCTCGCAAGCTTAGAAAAGTACGTGAGTATAAAAACGAAAAGATTGGCGATAAAGATAACCAAGCAGTAGCAAAGAAGATTAAGAACGAATATTATATCTTCAGTGAAAAGGGATTCAATAATATCAGTGGCAGTAAGCCACAAAGTTTTGCAGATGGTAGTACACAGGGTGGAATGGCAGGTCTTAAGATTGCAAAGGACTCGATTGTAAACGCTAACTCTGGACTACTAAACGAGAATAGTACACTGGTTTTATCGCATCTACATAAAGCGTATAAGCCATTGAATCAATTGCGTATGATGGAAGACGCAGTTGTTATTTACAGAATTTCAAGGGCACCTGAAAGACGTATTTTCTATATCGATGTAGGTAATCTGCCAAAGATGAAAGCAGAACAGTATCTACGTGATATGATGACTAAGCATAAAAATCGTTTAGTTTATGATATGGCTACAGGTGACGTAAAAGATGACCGCAGGCATATGTCTATGACAGATGACTTTTGGTTACCTAGACGTGAAGGTGGTAGAGGGACAGAGATTACTACTCTACCAGGCGGACAGAATTTAGGCGAACTCGATGACGTAATGTATTTTCAAAAGCGTTTGATGAAAGCCTTAAACGTTCCCATTTCGAGAATGGAATCTGATGCAGGATTTTCTTTAGGAAGAGCATCAGAGATTTCAAGAGATGAGATCAAATTTAGTAAGTTTATTAACAGACTAAGAGCAAGATTTGCTACTTTGTTTGATAAGATATTAGAAAAGCAGTTGATTTTAAAAGGAGTTATTGCTCCAGAAGATTGGGCTGCAATTCAATCTAATCTCCGTTATGACTTCATGAGTGATAATCACTTTGAAGAATTGAAAACAAGTGAGATTTTGAGAGAACGACTAGGACTACTCAGAGACATTGATGAGTACACTGGAAAGTACTACTCGCAAGACTGGGTACGCAAGAATGTGTTGTATATGAACGAAGACGAAATTGAGACTATGGATCAAGCTATTAAGGATGAAGAAGAAAAAGATTCTGAAAATGATGATGATTCCAACTCAGACATGGATTTCGGCGCAGAACATAAGATCGTATAGACTAGTTGTAAAAGAATATAAATAAGTTATATAAACAAGGAGATAGTAAATGAGCGTGAAAGAATTAATTAAACATGCGATGGACAAAGACGCAACTGAGTTTGAGTCTAAGTTCCAAGACATTATGGCAGACAAAATGACATCTGCTATCGAAACAAAATATGCTGACATGTATCCTTCAGGCAAGGTAGAAGAAATCGAAGAGCCTGAAGTAGACGTAGAAGCGGAAACAACCGAAGAGTAAGGGGCAACAATGAAAAGCTTTAAGGAAATGCTTGCTGAGACTACAGATAAACCAAAGTCTCCAGATGAGCAGAATTTTTTAGACAAACATATCGTTGACAAGCGTGACCATCCTGTCGCACCAGATGATCAGTTTTCCGGTGAGATCAAGGGTAAGAAGAAAAAGAAGCGTGAAGCCGATCGTGAAGAAGGTCAAGATAAAGAAGTCTATGAAGAAGCTGAGTCAGAGATTGTTGTCGAAGGCGTACTTGAAGATTTAGCAAGTATCGTAAAAAAGAAGTCAATCGGACAGATCAAGTTTAAAGACGGTAAGAAGCAAAAGGTCGACTTGACCACAGCATCAATGATTCTTTCAATGCACAAACAGTTGAATGGATCGAACAAAAAGAAGGTTGAGGGCATGCTAGACGATAGTAAAAAGTTTATGCAGATCGTTCAATTCGCAATGACGGCGGGTAAGTAACATGACATTACTAATCAAAGAAATCGTTGAAGACGTTCAATATCTCAAAGAAGATATTCTAAACGAAGAAGGCGAAAAGACCGGAAAGAATTATTTCATTGAAGGTATCATCATGCAAGGTGATATCAAGAACAGAAATGGACGTTTATATCCTGCTACTATCTTAGAAGCAGAAACTAAGCGTTACAACGAATCTTATGTTTCTAAGAATAGAGCATACGGAGAACTAGGCCATCCTGCTGGTCCTACTATCAATCTAGATCGTGTGTCTCACATGTTTACAGATTTAAGAAAAGAAGGCTCTAACATTGTTGGTAGAGCTAAAATAATGGAAACTCCTATGGGTAAGATTGTTAAAAATCTTATTGATGAGGGCGGTCTCGTAGGGATCTCTTCACGTGGTATGGGTTCTATTAAGCAGAACAAAGATGGCGTTATGGAAGTGCAGAGCGACTTTATGTTAGCTACTGCAGGAGATATCGTTGCAGATCCATCAGCTCCAGATGCATTCGTTAAGGGTGTTATGGAAGGCGTTGACTGGGTCTATGATGTAGCATCTTCTTCGTGGACAATGGCAAATGCATTTGATCAAATTGAAGAAGAGATCAGAGAAACTGCTAAAGTATCTACAAGGGAACTTGAGATCAAGGCAGCCGCTCTTTTCGAGAAATTTGTAAGTTCATTGTCAAAAACATGATTTTTATAAATATAATAGATAAACACCTACTATTAAAGGAGAAACCAAATGAGTGAAGAACTAGAGAAGAATCTAGACTTGGACGAAGCCAAAGCAACTGGTGAAGATTCTGTTGCGGCTGATCCTGTAACACCTGCTGGCGGCGCTGTCAAAAAGCGTAAAGGCGATGTTAAAAAGGCAGCCGATCCAAAAGCAGATAACATCGAAGATGATGTTAAAACACCACAGGGCTCAAATGACGAAGGACTGAAAGAAGCAGTCGAGCGTCTATTTGAAGGCACCGAATTGTCTGAAGATTTTAAAACACAAACAGTAGCTATCTTCGAAGCCGCTGTACAAGAAAAAGTGACTGCTGAGAAAGCCTCACTTGAAGAAAAGTTTGAAAGTGATCTGCAGGAGCAAGTTAATACTACTGTAGACGAGTTGGTAGAAAAAGTTGACCAATATCTAGACTACGTTGTAGAAAGCTGGATGGAAGACAACAAGGTTGAAGTCGAAAGCAACATTAAAGTTGAAGTCGCTGAATCACTGCTAACAAGTATCAAAGGTCTTGTTATTGAGCATAACATGGAAATCGATGATGAGCAAATCGATGCAGTTGCAGAACTGGAAGCTAAACTCGAAGAGTCTACTTCTAAGTACAACGACATCGTAGAGCAAATGATTGAAGTTCGTGAAGCGAAAGAAAAGGCTGATCTTGACATCGCATTCAAAACTATTTCTGAGGACTTAACAGACACACAAGTCGAAAAATTGCGTGTTCTCTCAGAAGGCGTGTCTTACGAATCAGTAGAAGAGTTTGCAACTAAGATGGAAGCCATTAAATCTTCCTACTTTGCTGAACAAGCTCCCGCTCCTGTGCAGGAAGATGAAACCGATCTTCTAAATGAAGAGACTGCGGAAGAAGCAGAGCAAGTAGCATATGTTGATCCATCTGTTGCTCGTTATGCGGAATCGCTTGGCCGCTTTGCCGCAAAATAAATTTTTATAAATAATACTAAGTAAAATCTCAAAAAAGGAGAACCACAATGAGAAATGAAGAACTAATGCAAAAGTGGAAGCCGATTCTAGAGCATGGCGCTCTGCCCGGCATCCAAGATTCTCACAGAGCGGCCGTAACAGCTACTCTCTTGGAGAACACAGAAACATCCATGCAAGAAGGTGAAAGCCTTGGAGCATCTGGATCGTTACTTTCAGAAGCCGCACCAGCTAACTCAACTGCTGATATGGCTAAATATGATCCCGTACTGATCTCACTAGTACGCCGTGCAATGCCTAACTTGGTTGCATATGATATCGCAGGCGTACAGCCGATGACTGGCCCAACTGGCTTGATCTTCGCTATGCGTTCTAAGTACGAAGACACATCTGGTAAGCCAGAAGCCTTCTACGGCGAAGCAGATACCGATTACTCTGGTACTGGTACTCATGCTAACGCATTGGGTGCAGGTTCAGAAACAACTGGTACTGGCCTTGATACTGCTGACGCAGAAGCTTTGGGTGATGGATCAGCCGCTGAGTTCGCTCAGATGTCTTTCTCAATCGAAAAAGTATCTGTAACTGCTAAGTCACGTGCTTTGAAAGCTGAGTACACAACTGAGCTTGCTCAAGACCTTAAAGCTATCCATGGTTTGGATGCTGAGACTGAGTTGGCAAACATGTTGTCTGCTGAGTTGCTTGCTGAAATCAACCGTGAAGTAATCCGTACAGTGTACACAAACGCTGTTGCTGGTTCTCAAGGTGGAGTTGCTACTAACGGTACATTCAACTTAGACGTTGATGCAAACGGTCGTTGGTCAGTAGAGAAGTTCAAAGGCTTGATGTTCCAAATCGAGAAAGAAGCGAACCAAATCGCAA